CCACATTCTCGTCCCAGGCGACACCGCCCAGCCGGAAGTCTGGATGCGCCTCGAGGAAGAACTGGGCCACTGGGCGCCGGAAGTCGTCGCCGTCGACTCCGGCTACAACACCAGCATGGTCTATGCCTTCGTCGAAAAGCGCCGCTGGGCGCTCGCCGTCAAGGGCCGCGCCGGCCCCGGCGTGCCGATAGTCGAAGACGAGAAAAGCCGCCGCCTCCGCCTGCGCCGCCAACGCAAAAAAGGCATCATGGTCCATCTGGTCGGCGACGACCAGGCCAAGGCGCTGATCTACTCCCGCCTAAAGATCGCCACGCCCGGCCCCGCCTACATCCACTTCCCGGCTGACCCGAGCTTCGACGACGAATACTTCGCCCAGCTCACCGCCGAAAAACTCGTCACCAAGATGCGCGGCACCCGGCCCTACGCCGAGTGGCAGCAAACCCGCCCGCGCAACGAAGCCCTCGACTGCTGGAAATACGCCCTCGCCGCGCTGCGCCTGTCCGGCATCGACCTGTCGGCGCGCGCCATTGCACTCGCCAACCCGCAACAAGAACCCGCCCGCCCGGCAATCCGCCGCCTCGGCCGCGTCGGATCGCTCAACCGTTGAAAGGAAGACCATGATCTACCTCGACATCATCACCAGCCTCGAACGCGCGCTCGGCACCTCGCTCGACCCGGCGCAGCGCACCTCGGTCGTCTATTCGCTGGCGGCCGACCTCGGCGGCGAACGCCACTACATGCCATCGCTGCCCAAGCACCGGCGGCAGATCAGCGTCATCAGCTTCGACGCCGGCGCCCAAAGCCTCAAGCAGTTTTCAGAAACCAGCGGCGTGCCATACCGCACGCTCAAGCGCCTGCGCAACGGGAAATAAACATGGGATCACTCCTTCGCTTCAAGCTCGACGACTTCCTGAGCAACTACCACCTGCAAACCTTCATCGAAACCGGCACCGCGCGTGGCGATTCGCTCGACTACGCCGCCCAGCGCCCGGAGTTTTCGCACCTGTTGAGCTGCGAAATCGAACCGCTGCTCGCCGCCGGCGCCTGCTGCCGCTTCAACGAAGACGCGCGGATCAGCGTCGTCCGCATGGAATCCGGCCTGTTCATGCAGATGGTCGCCCGCGCCGACCTGGCGCCCGCCTTCATCTGGCTCGACGCCCACTACCCCGGCGCCGGCTTCGGACTCAAGGACTACGGCGCCGCCATGCCGGAAACCGTGCGCCTGCCGCTCGGCCGCGAACTCGACCAGATCCGCCAGCACCGCCAGGGCCGCGACGTCATCCTGATCGACGACCTGCGCATCTACGAAACCGGCGACTACGAAGCCGGCCCGCTGCCGGAAGACGCACCCGGCCAACCCACCGAAGGCGGCGCCGACTGGATACGCGCCCTGTTCGCCGACACCCACGAAGCCCGCACCATCCTGCGCGACCAGGGCTATTTGCTTCTGCTTCCGAAGCCGGCCGCCTGACGGGGCCACTTTTTGCCTTAACTCCGCCCCTGAAAACCGGCATCCTCGCCCGTAACCAACGCGAGGACTGCCGTGGCTGTTGACATCCCCGAAAACGAGCCGGACACCCTACGCGCCGGTGATACATGGAAGTGGACGCGCACGCTTGCCGATTATCCGGCCAGCGCGTGGACGCTAAAATATCGCTTCAAGTCGGCCGCCGGCGGCTTCGAGATCACCGCCACCGCATCGGGCGACAGCTACGCGATCACCGTCGCCGCGTCCACCTCGGCCGCCTATGCGTCCGGCCTCTATACCTGGATCGCCTGGGTCGAAGGCGGCACCAGCGAGAAATACACGGTCGACACCGGCCATCTCACGGTCAATCCGGACTACCGCACCGGCACCGCCACCACCGCGCTCGACGACCGCAGCCACGCCCGCAAGACGCTGGCCGCCATCGAAACGTGGATCGAATCGCGCAACCCCGGCGTCAGTGAATACGAAATCGCTGGGAGGAGGATGAAATACATCCCGATCACCGACCTGCTCAAGATGCGCGCCCACTACAAGGCGGAGGTCGCCGCCGAAGACGCCGCCGAGGCCATCCGCAACGGCACCGGCACCGGCCGGAGAATCCAGTTCCGCATATGAGCAAACTAACCGAACGCATGGGCGCCGCCTGGCGCGCGCTCACCGGCCGCCGTGACCCGTTCGCCGCCACCTACGGCAACGGCTCGGGCGGCGGATTCGCCGGCGGCGCCGTCAATCGCCTGACATCGAGCCTCGCCAACTGGTCCGGCTCGGTCAATGCCGACCTCGACATGGCCCTGCCGATCCTGCGCGCCCGCGCCCGCCACCTGGCGCAGAACAACGAACACGGCAAACGCTTCCTGTCGCTGGTCGCCACCAACGTCGTCGGCCGCGCCAACCCGCGCCTGCAAGTCCGCGCGCTCAAGGATTTGCGCAACCCGGACGCCACCACCCAGCTCGACAAGGCCGCCAACGACACCGTCGAAATCCATTGGGAACGCTGGGGCAAGTCCTGCGACCTGTCCGGCCGCCATAAAACCTTTTATTCGCTGTTGCGCACCGCCGTCAAGGGCGTGGCGCGCGACGGCGAGGCGCTGATCCGCGTCGTCCGCGACCGCCGGCTGCCCTACGGCATCGCGCTGCAACTGCTCGAAGCCGACCGCCTCGACGAAACCATGAACGTGCGCCTCGACAACGGCCACACCGTCCGCCAGGGCGTCGAGATCGACAGCGCCCTGCGCCCGGTCGCCTACTACATCAAGAGCAACCACCCCGGCGACAACTACGCGCTGGCCAGCAACACCACCGAGCGCGTGCCGGCCTCCGACATCTACCACCTGTTCACGCCCGAACGCGCCGAGCAGGTGCGCGGCGTCACCTGGCTGCACGCCATCATCATGCGCGGCAGCATCATCCACAACTTCGAGGAAGCCGCCGTCGTTGCCGCCCAGATCGGCGCCAGCAAGATCGCCGCGCTCGAACGCGCCGACGATGCGCCGGACGCCATCGGCGGCATGACCGATGGCCTCAGTGGCGGCCTGCCGCAGATCAAGGTCGAAGCCGGCGAAATGTTCGAGCTGCCGCCCGGCTACAAGCTGAATTCGTGGAACCCGGAATATCCGCACGCCAATTTCGAGTCCTTCCTCAAGTCGTGCCTGCGCGGCCTCGCCGCCGGCCTCGATGTCGCCGCCCACAACCTCACCGGCGACATGAACGAAGTCAACTACAGCAGCGCCCGCATCGCCGAGCTTTCCGAGCGCGAAACGTGGATGGTGCTGCAAGACTGGCTGATCACCTCGTTCGTGCAACCGCTCTACGAAGAATGGCTCGCCGTGTCGCTGCTTTCCGGCGCCATTACCTTCGAGGTCAGCGGCAAGGCCATTCCCGCCGAACGCTACGACAAATTCCGCAACGCCAGCCGCTTCCAGGGCAAACGCTGGCAGTGGGTCGACCCGCTCAAGGAAGCCGAAGCCAACAGCCGCCTGCTGGAAACCGGCCTGACCAGCCGCACCCGCCTCGCCGCCGAGCAGGGCGACGAATTCGAGGACATCCTCGACGAGCTGGCGCAGGAAAAGCTGATGATGGAAAAGGCCGGCCTCTCCGCGCCGGCCACGGTCGTCGTCACCGACCCCGAGGAAGCGCCGGAAGTCGTCGCCGCCAAGGCGCTCGCCGCCGGCCAGGTGCGCTGCGCCGAGATCAACCGCGACGCCGCCGCCGCCCCGCCGGCCGCCGCGGCGCCGGTCATCAACGTCCACCCCCCGCCGGTCAACGTCACCACGCCCGACGTGCGCGCCGAGATCAACGTCCAGCCCGCCGCCGTGACCGTGACGAACGAAGTCATCGAGCGCGAACAGCCGGCGCCGGTCGTCCATATCTCGCAGCCGACCGTCAACGTCGCCGCCCCGGAAGTCACCGTCGAAATCGAAGCCATCATGCCGGCGCTGTCCGAAGTGGCCATCACCTCGATGCCGATCCGCAAGACCACCACCGAAATCCTGCGCGACCAGGCCGGCGATATCGCCACCAGCGTGCAAGTCGAAACCGAC